ATAACTTTAACCTTAGATTGAATCAGCTAGTTGTGGATGCTGCCAATGCTGGCGTTGCATGGGTTCATTACTGGATTGATAAAGATAATCAATTCAGATATGGGATTGTTCCTCCTGGTCAAGTTACACCAATTTATTCCAGTGACTTGGATAGAAAATTATTAGCAGTTCGAAGAACTTACCAAGAATTAAATCCAGATACTGGTAAGAAATATAATATTCACGAGTATTGGACTGATAAAAAGGTAACAGTTTTTAAGTCAGAGGCTACAAATTACAACGATTTAATGCCGGCTAGCGATAGATTTCCAATATTTGATATCACTACTGGAGATGATCTTGGAAGTAGTAATGAACTGGAACATAACTTTGGTAGAATTCCTTTTATTGCCTTTCCTAAGAATAAGTATGAACGCCCTGATTTGTTTAAATATAAGGGCTTAATTGATGTTTACGACAATGTTTATAATGGCTTCGTCAATGATGTAGATGACGTTCAACAGGTAATTCTTGTGCTTACCAATTATGGTGGTGAAGATATTGATGAGCTGATGGATACCATGAAAGAATACAAAGCTATCAAACTTGATAACATTGGTACTGGTGATAAGTCGGGGTTAGACAAGTTGACGATTGATATTCCTACCGAAGCTAGAAATTCTTTACTGGATATCACTAAATCCGATTTATTTGTTGAAGCACAAGGGATTGATCCAACAGACTTTGCTACCAATAATGCGACTGGTACGGCTATCAAAATGTTATATAGTCATTTGGAACTCAAGGCTTCAATGACGGAATCATATTTTAGAGATAGTCTAAATGAGCTGATTAGAGCAATTATGAAGTGGTTGAATGTATCTGACTATGAAAGTCGAAAAATTAACCAGAAATGGACCCGAACAGCTATTCATAACAGTTTGGAGGATGCTCAAGTTATTTCTCAAGTAGCAAACTACTCATCTGATGAATCTATTGCTAAAGCAAATCCGATTGTTGACGATTGGCAAGAAGAGATGAAAAATCGTAAAGATGATGAGGTTAATAGGGATGGTTATTCTAATCCAGATGATCTCAATAATTTAAACGGTGATGAAGATGACTAAGCTCAGTTATTGGGATAAACGTTATCTTAGAATCAAGGCTCAAGAACTTCAGAATACCGCTGATTATGAGAGCAATTTAAAATCGAGATTGTCCAGTTTGGAGTACGAGCTAGAGCAAGAAGCTAACGTCTGGTATTCAAAGTACGCAGATAATCATGATATTGATCCTGATACAGCTAAAAGATTATTAAAGACAGTTGGTAGTACTAATTGGACCATGACCCTTGCAGAATTTAAACGTAAGGCAGTTAAAGGTGGTTATACTAAAGAACTTGATTCAGAATATTTCAAAAGTAGAATAGCTAGGTTGCAAGATTTAGAGTTGCAGCTTAAAGAAATTAGTAGTCGTTTTGCAAGTGATGAAACTGATAGTTTATCTAATAGATTAACTGATCAGTTTCAGGAAATTTACATGACGACTATTTTTAATATTCAGGTTCAGCAAGCAAAGTTAAGTAGTAATTTTGCAAGGTTCGATGAAGATCAGATTAAATATATTGTTAATCAACCCTGGCATAAGGAAGACTTTTCAAAACGAGTTTGGAAGAATTATCATGATGAGTTGCCTAATCAGTTAGTCGATGTAATGTTACGCGGAACGTTCATGGGTTACAGTCCTCAACGGATCACCAAGATGTTTCAACAAAGATTTGAAGGCATTAGAAGACATCAGATACACCGATTAGTTATTACCGAAATGGGGCATATTGCTGAACAGGCTACTTCAAAGGCTTATGAAGAATCAGGTATTGAAGAGTATCAATATATGGCTACCTTGGAATCACATACTTGCGATGTGTGTGGTCACTTAGATGGCAAGATATTTAAGATGTCTGAAAAAAAGGAAGGTATTAACTATCCTTTGATTCATCCACATTGTCGATGTACAACCGTTCCACATATTGAAGGACTTCCTGATGTTAGAGAGCGTTGGATGCGTGATCCTGAAACTGGTAAAGGTAAGACTATTAAGAATATGAGCTTTGATGAATGGAAGCAAAAATACGGCTAGCCAGAAAAGAATACTAAGAAGTTAGTTAAAAATATGGTTATTGGTATCAATCCTTTGGATAAATCAAATTGACCTGAGCAAGTCGTAAAAGTGCTTATTTTTTATACCTCAAATGTGGCCGTTCCACGTAAATCTAACGAGAGAGGATTTTTAATTATGAAACGAGAATTTTTAAAAGGTTTGAACTTAGAAGACAAGGTTATTGATCAGATTATGTCGGCTAATGGCGTTGATATTGAGAATGCCAAGAAGTCATTTGGAGATGTTGATGCTATTAAACAAGAGAATGAATCTTATAAAACTCAATTGGCCGAGCGTGATAAAGATATTAAGTCACTGTCAAAACAGGTTAAGGATAATGATGATTTATCTAGTCAACTTAAGGATTTACAAGATAAATACAAAACCGACACTAATAATCTTAATGAGCAATTAAGTCAAACTAAATTGAACAGTGCTTTGAATGAAACCCTAACTGCCGCTAAGGTTCGCAATCCTAAAACTATTAAAGGATTATTGAATATGGATGACATCAAATTAAATGATAAAGGCGAATTAATTGGTGTTAATGATCAAATTGATTCACTCAAAAAATCAGATGCCTATCTATTCGATGAAGGCCAGAAGCAAGGCTATAACCCTGCCGGTGGCGATGGTTCCAATGATAAGAATGATGTTCAAACATTAACTAATATATTTAAAGGAGAGTAATAAATAATGGCAACAATTAACTATGCTGAAGCATATCAACAAGCTATTCAAGAAGGTTTCTATGATGGTCATTTATTTTCAGCTGCATTATGGAATTCACCATCTAATTCATTAATTAAATTTGATGGAGCAAAACATATTAAACTACCACGTTGACAATCGATTCAGGCCGTAAGGATAGAAGCCGTAGAACAATCACAGAAATTGTTTCTAATTATTCCAATGATTGGGATTCATATGAATTGAAGAATGAGCGTTATTGGTCAACATTAGTTGATCCAACTGATATTGATGAATCTAATATGGTCATTTCACTAGCTAATATCACTAAGCAATTTAACCTTGATGAGAAGCTACCAGAAAAAGACCGATACATGTTCAGTAAACTCTATAAAGAAAAGGTAGCTGCTGCAGATGGCGGTATTTCAACCGATACGTTAGATGAAAAGAACATCCTAGGGGCTTTTGATAACATGATGGCTAACTTTGATGAACAACGTATTCCACAATCAGGACGTATTTTGTATGTCACGCCTCAAATTAATAAGATTTTAAAGAATGCCGATGCTATTAATCGTTCAATTATTTTAAGTGATCAAGCCAATATCAAGCGTTCTGTATATAGTCTTGATGATGTAACTATCAATGTTATTCCATCAGATTTAATGCAAACAGCATTTGATTTTACAGTTGGTTCAAAGCTACAAGACGATGCTAAGCAAATTGAGATGTTCTTAATTTACAATGGTGTTCAAATTGCACCTGAAAAGTATGCTTTTGCTGGCTTTGATGCGCCATCTGCTGCTAATAGTGGTAATTATTTGTACTATGAAGATTCTTATGATGATGTATTACTTTTGAAGACTAAAACTAAGGGAATTGAGTTCGTTATTGCTGATAAAGCCCCAAAAGCGTAACCCCTAAACTGAATAAGCCAACTAGTTCGAATACGATAGCTGAAATAACAGCGTGGTTAGATGCTAATAGCATCGATCATACTGGTAAGACGGCTAAAGATGATTTGTTGGCCTTAGTTCCAGTGAATTAGGGGTGATTAAATGATCGAATTTCCAAGAAAGGAAAAAATTACAACTAAGTTAGCTGTATTAGTTCCTAATAATGGTGATAAAAATTATTCAAGCGTTATTGATTTTGTGGTTGATAAAGTGGTTAGTGATATTAGTAATTACATTCATATCTCTATTGATTCGATACCTGAGGAACTTGATATGACAATCATTTCTATGTGTGTACAAGTAATTGATACTCATGAATTATTAACGCCTATTGAAGATAGAAATGATGGTGTTACTTCACTATCTGAAGGAGATATTTCAGTTTCATTTAAAACACCTGCGGAA